GTTGGTGGTGATCTCCTTGAACTGCTTGTTGTTGGCCTTGCCCAGCGCGCTCACGAGGGAGGCGCCGTCCTGGCCCATGTTCTCCAGGATCGATTCGAGCTCGGCGCCGCCCCGGGACGCGACCTTGTTGAGACCGGAGCGCCACCGCTCGGTCGCCACGACGGACTTCCCGAGTTCGACCTGGTAGGCCTTCAAGTTGAAGCCGGCCGGGGCCTTGGACCCGGCCTTCAGGCCGAGCTGCGAGTCGAGACTGTTGACCTTCTTGCGGTCGGACTTGACCGCCGCGTTCGCCTTGTTCGACGCCGTGCGGGCGTCCCGCAGCTTGTTCTCCGCCGCCGTGAGCTGCGCCTCGGTGTGCCTGTGCGAGCGGACTCGCTCGAGGTTGGCCTCAGCGTCGTGCAGCTTGGTGGTCTTCGTGTGTGCCGTCGACAGGGCACTGTTGAGGGCCTTCCAGGCGGCCGCCAGCTTGGTGGTCAGGTCGGTGTACCGGGTCATGGCGTCGGTCGGCCCGCCGAGCACCGGGGTGCTGGTGGGCGTGTAGGTGATGCCGCCGCCGGCGAAAGAGCTGATCCCGCCGTTGGCATGCCAGGCGACACCCTTCCCGCCAAGCCGGCGCACGGTCTCATCGGCGATCGCACGCGACCGGGCCCGCTTGGACGGGGCAAGGGGGATGTAGCTCTCCCCTTGAGTCTCGTCCTCCGCCCAGACCCGCCAGGTACCGCCCTTCGCGATCTGCGCGACGTGGTTCTCGCGCATGCCGCCGTCGGCGTAGGCGTTGAAAATGTTGCCGTTGGCGCTGCTTTTCGACAGGGGATCGATGCCCGCGCGGGGCTTGCCCGTCACCACGTACTTGTAGTTGGTGGTGACCGTGACGTTCTTGCCGTGCACCCCATTGATGTAGCGCTGGATGGCTTTGGTCGACGAGAAAGCCGAGCCGGTGGGCACGGTGACCCGCACCTGGTTGTGGGGCAGGTTGGTGACGTTGAAGCCGATCTTCCGCAGGGCGTCGAGCGCCGCCTTCGACGGTGCCGTGATGCTGATCGACTTACCGGGCGGCACTCCCTCGATTGCGGACTGCACGTCGCCGAGGCTGGCCAGGGCATCTGCAGACAGAACGGTGATGCCCACCGACTTGCGGGGCATCTTCTTCGCGATCAGCTCATCAAGAGCCTTCGATGCCTTTCCGGTCGGCGCGGTGATCTCCATCTGCCGGCCGCCGGGCAGCGTCTTGACCTTGAATCCGACGGACTCGATCTCCTTCGCCGCCTCGGCGGTCAGCGCCGACACCTTGATCGTCGAGCCCTTCGGCATGTGCCCCGCCAGGCCCTGCACGTACAGCAACTGCTTCTGGGTGTCCGACAGCCCGGGCGTCGACATGGTGATGGCCAGCGACGACGGAATGAACCCCATCTGGTTCGCCAGCACCTTCGCCTGGTCCGCGGTCAGGCCGAACTTCTGACCGGCCTTCACGGCGGCTTCCCACGACTTCTGCATGCTGGCCTCGGCCCGCTTCAGCGCCGGCACCACAGCCGTGCCGTTCGCCCGCGCAAAGTCGTACGTGGCCTGCGAGGCGCTCGCCGTCCCCTCATTGAGGGCCTGGAGCTTGGTCCACAGGGTCTGGCCGTTCTCCGACGTCGTGTTGAGGCTGCCATCGACCTGCAGGAGGGCGCTCTTGTAGCCCTTCGTCTTGTCGACGCCGTCCTTGTAGCTGCTGTTCAGGTCGAGCATCGCCTGGTTCATGGTCGCCATGGCGGCCTCGACGTCCAGCTCGCCACCGGACAGCAACTGCAGCGCGGTGTGAAGGGCTGATGCCTTGGTGCTCGCATCCGAGGCAGAGTCACCGAGGGTCGTGATCGCGGTCTGAAGGCGCCCTGTGGGGTTCGTGGCGTCCATTGCCGCGCTGCCGCTGCCCTTGGCCGCCGCCGCCAGATCCTGCTGCTTCTTGATGGCATCGGGCATCTCGCCCGACAGGCTGCCGAGGGCGTCCGCAGCCTTCTGGTAGGCCTTGCCCTGGGGGGTCATGACCTTCGTGATGGAGTTGCCCACGTTGCTCAAGTGCAGCGTCTTGTCCGCCGCAGCCTGCATCCGCGCGCGCAGCGCATCGAGGCTGGCGCCTTGCCCCAGGTACGCGTTCGTGAGTTGGGTCGCGTTGATGCCGGCGCCCTGCATGACGTCGAGCAGCTGGGTCTTGCCGTCCTTGAGCTTGGTGTCGGCGAGGGTCTGCACCGCCGCGGCGCGGACGCTGCCGTTGATGACGCCCGCAGACTGCTGCAACGCCTGGGTGAGGCTGGAGACGCGCGCCTGGTGTGCCGCTGTTGCTGCGGCAGCTTCCTGCTGGTGCTTGGCCAGCAGGTCCAGGCCGATCATGGCGGCGCCGAGTGCGATACCCCACGGGCCACCGAAGAACGACATCAGGCCGCGGCTCGCGCCCATCAGGCCGCGCCCCGCACCGGTGCCGATCGCGGCCATGGCCCCACCGGCCGCCGACCGGAACCCCGACAGGCGGCCACCGGCGGTCTGGATGGATGTGGAGGTGGTGCGGAACGAGTTGCCCATCGCGGCAATCGCCGGACTCCTGGCTTCGAGCGCGGCCAGTCCGGCGCCCCAACGCCCCAGGGACACCCCGGCCTGGCTGGCCAGGATCGTCTGCGTCTGCATGGCGCCGCGCAGGCCGTTGAATGAGGTGAGCGCTGAGCGGCCGAAGTTGGTGACGGAGGTCTGCATGCCCTGGATCTGGCTGCGGAACGGGCGCATCGCCAGCATGGAGATGACCGACAGCTGGATGGGGCCCGGCAGGCCTGCGAAGGCGTGCGCGAGGCCGCCGACCAGTTCACCGATCGGCCGCAGGATGGCGGACATGTCACCGAGCGCCCCCACGCCGACCTGGACACGCCCGGAGAGCACGCCAAGGGCACCGGCCCCGCTGGACACGGAGCCGAACAGGTCATGCAGCCCGGACGACACCGGGACGATCGCCGCTTCGGCGTTGCCGAAGGCCTTGCTGAGGGAATCCACCGAGGTGACTGCGACGGGGACGGTGGCCACCGCCAGGCCGGCCAGCGCGCCCTTCAGCGGGTTGACCCAGGATCCGGCCGCCTTCCCGATGCCGTTCGCGGCGCCGCTGAGTTTCTTCTCCACGGCCGGCCCGTAGATGTCCCACAGGTCAGTCGCGATGCGGATGCCGGACTTGATGTACGGGATCGCAGCGGACACCGACGACGTCATGCCCCGGGTGATTTTCTCGAGGCCGGGGGCTACGCCGAGATAGATCTGCAGGAACGCCGAAGAGATCTGCTTGCCGAGGCCGCGCATCGCGCCGCCCAGGCCCTTGGACTCCGCCGCCGCCAGCGCCGCCGCGCCGCCGACGCGGCCGACCTGGACGCCGAAGTTTTCGAACGCGGTACCGCCCTGGTGTGCGAGCGCGACCATCGCGGACAGCGCCGGCTTACCGAACGCCATCGCGGACGCGGCCGTGAACTGCTGCGTCGTCATGTGCTCGGACGCGACACCCATCTGGGTGATGACGTACTGCAGGCCCTTGAAATTGCCCTGGGAGTCGAACGCCTCGATGCCGAGGTCGTGCAGGCCCTTCGTGGCGAGCTTGGTGGGCTTGGCCATGTTGACCAGCGCGGACCGAAGGGCAGTGCCCGCGGTCTCGCCGATGATGCCGGACTTGCCGAGCAGGCCAATCGCGGTCGCCGTGTCCTTCACGGACACACCCATGGTGTGGGCGATCGGGCCCACGTACTTCATCGCGTAGTAGATGTCCATCAGCTGCCCGGAGGCGCTGTTGGCGGTGTTGGCCAGGACGTCGGCGACGTGCGCCGCCTCAGTGGACTTCAGCGAGAATTGGTCCATGATGTCGCCCTCGATCTGGGCGGACGTGGCGACATCGGTACGGGCCGCGGCGGCGAGCTCGATCGTGCCCCGCGCGGCCTTGATGGCGTCCTGCGCGGACAGGCCGGCCTTGGCCAGGTCCACCATGGCGTCGGCCGCCTCGGACGCGTTCGCGCTGGGCAGCTTCATATCCGAGCCGAGGGCCTGCGCCTCCCGGCCGGCGGCCGCCATCTGCGCCCCCGAGGCGCGGGTGACCTCGAGAAACTTGTTCATCGAGTCGGTGTATTCGTTGCCCGCGTGAACGATGTCGTGCAGGCCGTACAGGATCGCGCCGCCCGCGAGGAGCAGCCCCAGGTGCTTGACCGAGCCGAGAGCCGACTCCGCGCCCGAGCGCACCGCACCGAAACCGGAACGGGCTGTCGCTCCCATGCGGGTGAACGCCGGGCCGGCCGCGCCGGCAGCCCCACCGGCAGCGCGCACCGAGCGGCCCGCGGCGAGGGCTGCGGCTTCAGCCTCGCGGGTCGCGGCCGCACCACCACGTGCGCCCGCACCGAGCGCCGTCAGACCGCCACGGGCCGCATTAGCTTCGGTTCCCAGAGCCCGGGAGCCGAGTGATGCGCGGCGGGCGGCAGCATCGAACGCCGTCAGCTCGGCGCCAGCGACGCGCATGCCCACGCCGAAGGCCGCGGTCTCTGCGACGACGCGGACGCGCACAGTACGTTCGGTCACGGCGGCCCCCTGTTCAGTTGTTCAGCCAGAAGGCGCCGCGTCGCAGCAGGTCAGTCGTTGGACAGTCCGAAGGAGCGCAGGACTTCGGCGGCCGCCGCGGAGGGCGGACCGAGCTCACCGGACTGGAACTGCACGCCGAGCGCCGCGTTCCACAAGGCGGCCAGCTGCCCGTCGGACAGGGCGTCCCAGAACTCGGCGAACTCATCCGCCTCACCGGGTGCCGGGTCGGCGGGCGTCGGCTCCAGGAGCTGCGCGCGCACCAGCGCCGGGGCGAAAGCATCCGCGTCGAACGCCGGGTCCTCCCGGCTGCCGGCCTTGGCCGCCTGCTCGATCTGGTCCTTCGTCGGCGGATGCTCGGTCCGCAGACCCTGGTAGGCGCGGTGGGTGACCGCCTCGAGGACGAAACGCACCCGGGACGCCTCCGCCAGCGCCTCAACTTCCTGCAGGCGCTTCGCGACGTCCGGTGCGGTCGTGGTGCCCGCCACTTCGTCGTGCCGCTGCGCGCGGCCGAGGAGATCCTCCAGGGCGTCGATCTCAGCGGCCGCCTCAGCGTCCATCACCATGTCGACGATGGCCCGGGGCCGCTTGATGCGCTGACGGATCTGCTGGAACGTCAGCGGCACCTGCGGCTTCGGCTGTGCGGCCGGGCGCGACCGTGCCGGTGTTCTCTTTGCTGCGGTGGTTGTCACGGGTTCCCTGTCCGTTTCAATGGCTAGCGCAGTGCGTCCTGCACTGCGATCGTGACGCCGACCTCGAGGTCGGCCTCGTTGGCGTCCAGCGCCGGGCCGAGGTGCGGGAGGGGCGCGTTCTTGCTGGTCCCGTACTCGATGATGTTTCCGAGCGGTCCCTGCGTCTTGCCCTTGTCCGGGCCGATCTCCGCCTCCACGCCCTCAGCGGTGGTCTTGACGTCGTAGCTGATGGAGTAGGGGTAGGCGGGCAGGTACTTGTGGCCCTTGATGCGGTCGCGGGCATCGTCGCGGACCTTCCGCGCGGTGACCTCGACGGCCTTGCGGGTGGTCACCGCCAGGAGCGCCGGAGACCGCGTCAGCGCTCCGACGACCTCAGTGAGACCGACAACGATCAACGTCATGGCTTCTCCGTTCGGAAGACCGACACCTTGACGCCCTCAGTCCGGCCGCCCTTTTCCTGGTGCGCGGTGACCCGCCGGGCTCCGGCCAGGCAGGCGTGGCACTTGGTGACCGATGCGTCGTAGGAGTACTCGTGGTCGGCGTGCGTGGACTCCGCCAGCGGAAACCCGCAGTCGCCACACAGGCCCGCTTCGGCCTCGAGCAGCGCCAGCGCCCACCAGCGGTCCTCCGGCAGCCACAGCACCTCACCCGGGCCCGGCATCGGCCGGCCCAGGAAGATGCTGCGGGGAACACCCCAGGCGCGGGCCGCCTCCATCTCCCGCCGGAACGGAAGGCGGTTGTCCCGCAGGCGGCCTACGAGAAAGGGATAGGGCTGGGCTCCTCATTCACGGCCAGCGCCGCACCGAACAGAGTCCGCGCCGTCCCGTCGTTCACCGTGTCGAGCAGCCGGTCGACCTGCGCCGCGGTCAAGCTCGGCTCCACGCAGCACACGCCGAGCAGCGCCGGCAGGAACGTCGCCGGGTCGTAAGGCTCCTTCGAGCCCTCCGGCGCCGGATGCATCGCCAGCACCCTGCTGTAGGCGCGGTGGCCGAGCGCCCGGAACTTGAACGGCACCGTCGCCTCGAGCACCCGCTCGCTGACCGCGTCGATCCGCGCCCGCACCTCCGCCGCCGGATTGACCTCCCCCAGCGACGTCGGCACCCACTCCCCCAACTGCCCGAGTTCGGCCTCGAGGGCTTCCAGCTCGCCGGCGGCATCCCCCGCGAGACACACCGGAACGGTGACCTCGCGGGGAGACGCCTGCTCCAGCAGCGCAGAAATATCCGGCATCAGGCGACGACAGCCCGCGTCGCCGGGTCGCTCGTGACCTTCAACGGCGACATGAACTTGTTGACCTCGTTGGCCGCCGGCGCGATGTTCTGCGCCTCACCCGCCGTCACCGGGTACACCTCGACCTTGTCGCCGGACGCGTAGGCCGTCGCGAACGCGGTGCCGCGGCGCACCACCAGGAAGCCGGAGGCGTTGTACACCAGCGTGGTGTACGGCTGCTCTTCGATCGTGGTGGAGCCGCGCTTGAACGTCACCTCGCAGGTGTAGGAGCGTCGGCCGGGCTGGTTGGTGGTGAACGTCGAGCCGAGCGAGCTGGTGTCGACGTCGGCGGTCGCCGGGTCGGTCTTGAGGCCGTCCGGGGTGATGCGCAGCGTCCAGTCGGCGCCGCCGTTGAGCTCCGTGGCGGTCGGCGCGTTGATGTTCGCGATGGAGCCCACCCACGACACCTTGGTGTTGCCATCGCTGATCAGGTCAGACATGAACCCTCCTCAGGGCATAAAGAAGGCCCCGAGCAGGCGGGGCGAACGAGACGGGGTGGGTGAGGGTCAGATGCGGAGCGCGGCGACGGTCACCGACGTTGTCGAGGAGTACGTGACGGAAGCCAGGCCGTCGGAGGCTCCGGCGAGCAGCTCACTGGCGATGGGGCCGATCATCATGTCGCCGGTGGTGGCCGGGACGGTGATGACGACGTCGGCGGCGGCCTGGCCGCGGACCTTCGCCGTCGAGGACAGGGTGACCGTCATGCTCGAGCCGGCGGCGTTCTTGACGTGCAGGAACGTCCGCTCCCCGCACACGACCTTCGTGCTCGCGGCGGCCGCGCTGTAGACGGGAGCAAGGCCCGCCAAGTTGACGACCTGGGTGGTCAGAGTGGCCATGGGGTGGTCTCCTAACTCGGAGTGGAACGCAGCCGGTAGCGGGCTACGGCGTAGAACAGAGGGGGAGTTACGTCGTCGTCGCGCTGTACGGGCGTCCCATCGAGTGCCTCGGGGCGCCATGCGGTCCGGCCGGCCACCTGCAGCGGCGCAGACAGCGCCGCATGAGAACGGTCGGCGACGTTGAGGGCCTGCTCGGCGGTGGCACCCACGCAGGTGATCTGGATGACGCCGAGGAAGTTGACCCGGTCGTCGGCGAGAGAGGCCCGGACGGGCGCCCCCACATCGGGGTAGAGCACGCAGTACGGCGGTACGGCCGACTGCGGGGCACCGCCCAGGTAGACGGTCATGGCCGGCGAGGCCGCGGTGAGAGCCGCCGTGACGGCGTCCACGTGAGGCAGCACCGCGGGAGTAGTCACGACGCCCCCCTCAGGTCAGGTCTTCGAGGGTGAGCCGCCACGCCGTAGCGGTGGAGCCGTAGTCGACGGCCATCACCGTCATCGCCTGGCCCACCATCCGCGGGTCAGCCGACGCCGTGACCGTCACCACGTCACCGATCCGAAGCGCCCCGGCCGGCAGCGCGTCGAAGGGCAGTGCCGCGTTGTAGCGGGCCACGACCTGACGCCGCTCACCCGCCTCCGTCGGAGACGGCGTGCGCTGCGGCCGCACCCGAATCGCCCCGGTGTACAGGGTCGTCGCGGACCCCGGGGTGAGCTGACTGGTGGTGCGGTTCAGCGTCGGGGCGCCTGGTCGGGTGATGGTGCAGGCATCCACCATGAGGTCCTGGTGCGCCCGCCTGCCTGCGGCGAGCAGCGGCCTCGGATCGATGGCCGTCATCAGGTCACCGGAGTAACGGAGAACGCGGCGACCCTGTACGGGCGCAGCGCCTCCTTGTGGTCCGCTGAGAGCTGGGCGCCGCCGATGGTTTCCGCCGCGAACGTGCGGCTGTAGTCGTCGATCGTCTCCGACCGCAGACCCTGCGGGTTGGTCATGTTCATCCCGGCCAGGTCCAGCACGATGTCCACGACGTCGTCCGGGACCTCGGTGTAGCCGTGCGAGTAGGTCACCCGCACGCGCTGCGCCCAGATACCCTGCGGCCGCATGAACGGCCAGCCCATCAGCCGAGTCGGCGCCCACCACGCCTCACCTCGAGTCAGCTCCGTGCCGATCCGGGTGAAGTCGCGGCCTTCCACCGCCGTGTACTGCTGGTCGGTGATCCCGAACAGCTCGACGACGGTGAGCAGATGCGTGCTGTCGATGACCAGCGGGCGCTGCGGCAGCCGCAGCACCCGTCCGCCGCCCGGCAGGGTGATCGTCTCGTTCTCCACCAGCGTGAACTGCTGGCGGCAGTGCTTCCGCACCCGCGCGGAGGCCCGGCGCAGGGCCATCGCGGCCTGCGCCGGGTCCAGGGTGCGTTGCAGGGCCGCCTCGAGGTCCGCCTGCAGCGCGAGAGGGGTCGGGGACATGGCTGGCCCCCTTTGCTACTCGGTGTCGGTCAGGGCCGTCAGGCGCTTCACGACAGTCGACCGCGGCTTGTCCTTGGCCTGCTCGGCCGCCAGGGCTTCACCGGCACGGTCCGGGTCGCCGTCGACCCACGTCATGAGGTCGTCGATGGTGCCGTCCACCGGCGGGCCGTCCCCGCCGTCACCGTCGGGGTCCTCCGCCGGGGCGAGGGGCTCCTCCGGGACCGGCTCGGGCTCCGGGTCGGCTTCCAGGATCTCCACCGCGCCCTCAGGGCCGTTGGCGGCGAGGTGGCGCGCCAGGTCGCCCTCCAGTTCCTCGCCCTTGCCGTACTCGCGGACCTCGTAGTTCCAGTACGCCCGCGTCGGCAGCAGTACGCGCACGCGCATAGCTGCTCTCCTTTCTCCATGGGAGGCCCGCCGGCGCGGACGGACAGGGAATGTCTCCGCGCCGGCGGGAGACGGTGTCAGGCGTGCTCGATGACGACGCCGCGCTTGTACAGCGCCGCGTCACCCGAGCCGGAGTCCGAGGGGACACCGAAGTCGCCGATCCAGCTCCAGGTGTTGGAGATGATCTGCTGCAGGCGGTCCTGAGCCGGGCGCACCAGAAGGGTGACGTCCACGGCCGGGGCGGCGCTGATGGTGCGGATCTCCGGCACGTCCTCCACGCCGGTACCGGCGAGCAGGTTGTTGGTGCCCTCGAACGGCGCGGACATCAGGGCGTTCGCACCGAGCACGATCGGCCGGTGCACCGTCAGGGTGCCGGCCGTGCCGCCGTTGGCGATGGTCGGCGACTCCAGGTTGCGCACCCAGTCGATCCCCGCGAACCGGCCGATCGACAGGTCCCGGTAGATCGGGGAGTCGACGCGGCCCTGCAGGGCCTGCTTGAAATCGGAGTCGGCGAAAAGCTGCGCCTCGGTGTCGGGGTCGATGTGCGCGACGTAGTAGCCGCCCACGGTCGGGACGGCCATCTTCCGCAGGCGCGCCACGGCAGCCCGGAAATTCGCGAACGTCACCGTATTCGACGACGTCAGGTCGTAGGCCGAGTTGCCGGCCGCGCGGACGCTGACCGGGGCGTTCGCCGCCGTCACGTAGTCACCGGCGACGTCGACCCGGGCGGTGCCCAGAGTCAGGGTCCTGGTGGACGTGTTCACACCGGTCACGGTGTTCGCGGTGCCCGCGATGTTCACGGTCAGCGGGAACGAGCCGGACACGGCCGTGGGGACGCCGTTGACCATGACGGTCTCGAAACCGTCCGTCGAGTTCACGATCATCGACGTGTCCGAGGAACCCGCGGTGGTCACCCAGGTGCGGCCGCCGGCGTAGGCCTTGAAAAGCTTGTTCCGGGCGACCTGGTTGATGGTCTGCCCGGCGTTGATGCCCAGGTTCTCGATGTCGGCGAGGAACTTGCTCGCCAGCGCCATCGCGCTGCCCAGCATGTTGGTGTCCATGCTGTTCGCGTACTGGTCCATCGTGACGGACCACTGCTCGATGGTGTACGTCGCCGCCGCCGGGTCCGAGCCCGTGACCGGGGTGGTCACCGGGGCCAGCAGGCCCTTCCGGGTGAACGTCTTGGTGTCACCCAGACCACCCATCCACGGCTCAGAGTCCGCGATCTGGGGGAAAAGGAAGTTCGGCACGAGCGCGTCACGGAAGACGCGGTCGAGAAGGCCGTTCTGCAGCATCGCCTGGATACCGGCGGGCAGGGACGGCCGGACACCAGCGTGCCGGTCCAGCCGGAACCACGAACGCGCCGGGCGCGCCGGGCGCGCCATGGTCATGGTGGGGGTCATGTCACTCCTCAGTGATCTTTACGGACACGTGGTCCGGGTATTGCTGCGCGACCTGCTCCAGGCCCAGCAGCGCGGTTTGGGTGATGGCCGATACGGCGGCGCAAGCGAGACCCCCAACGGCAGGCCCGTCATGACCGACCACCTCGATCGAGGTGTGTCCGTCACCCAGCCGGGCACGGACTTTGATCACAGCGAACGTTGCCGGTAGCCGACCTTGGCCAGCTCAGCGGCGACCTGGTCGGCGGGGGCGTCGAGGAAGTTCGTCGGCTCCGGAGCGCCACGCGATCCCTGACCCGGGTCGGGCTTGGGCTTGGGCTTCGGCTCCGGGACGACCGGCGCAACGGCCGGCTCGGGCTGGGCCCAGTGCGGCTTGCGGTCCAGAAGGTCCGTCAGGTCGGCCTCGATGGCGTCGGTGTCGATCTCGCCGTCGGCGTCCACGTACTTGGACGGGTCGCGCATGAGCGCGTCCGTCGCGTCCGTGGTGTCCGCGAACTTCCCCGTGGACAGGGCCTTCACCTCGGCCTGCACCGCGCGGGCGACGGCCTTGGCCGCCTGGCCCTCGAGCCGCTCGGCCTTGGCGGTCGCCTTGTCCAGCTCGGACTTGTCGCGGTCCTCGAAATCGCGGACCTTCTTCGCGAGGTCAGCGGCCTGCCGCTTCGCGTCCGCGGCCTGCTTCAG